GCCAAGCTGTTCACCAAATCTAGAATCAGATTTGTAATGTGCTTTTGCTACGTTTCTACTGTAGGATATATCTTTAGCTTCTTTCATAAAATCTTTTGAAGCCTCTGGATATTTATCTGCTAATACTTTACCAACTAAAAATCCTTGTGCTGAATGACCAGAGGGATATGACGGAGTTTTCATAGTCTTAAGTTCTATGTCATCAAGCTTCACCCCAACTTCCTCTGCCACAACTTTAGGTCTAGGTCTTTTATAATGTTTTTTAAGCTCCAGAATAACATCAGAGCTATCATCAATTAAACTCTTTACAAGTTTAGAAGGGTAATCTATGTTATTTTTATTTGCAACAGATTTAAATGATTCAAAAACATCATCCTTATCTTCAACAAACTTTCTATCACCTTTTATTTTTTTAAGATCTTTTATTTCTTTGAAAGTACCTAGTGATTTATTTCCGGGAGGTTTTTTGTTTTTAAACTTACTTACATTAAAATCCTTAAACAGACCTTTCATTTTTATTTTTTCTTAGACTTATTACCGTAGTTTGCAGCACCCACTTTTCTACATTTAGCAATAGCACCACTAGCATAAGCTGATGGAAATACTCTATACCTAGCTTTTACTTTATGATAGCATGCATCCTTTAATTTAAAAGGTGACTCTTCTTCTTTATTTTCCTTCATTTCTTTTTATTTTTATATGGAAATAATATATTTAATGCATCCCTTCTACCCTCACATCCACAAGGAATATTTAATCCTTCAGATACTCTATCCACAACAGTTTTAATTCCTGTTGCCTTTGTAAATTTTTCTATACTATCTCCTAATCCTCTTGATTTCATAATATTAACATTTCCACCTACGCCTTGCAGCACAGATTCTTTTTTCTGGTGTTTTTGAACAATTTATTCTATGCATTTTCATTTGACCTTTTGACCTAGCGCAAAAAGATTTTTTTCTTTTACCACCTTGTGGTTGTGGTGGTTTTAAATTACCACCTGTTTCTCTATTATATGCAGCCCTACCTGCAGCTGTCATTCCGGCACCTTCTTTTGCTGTAAGAAAGTGTCGACCCTTACCTTTGGTGGTCTTCCTTAATTTAGTAAATGGTGAGCTTGTTTGAATATACATAATTATTATTTACATGTGCAGTTACACTCAGTGCAACAATCAGTTACACTAATATTTATAATATCAGCGTCACTCATTTTTTGATAAAGTCTTTTGAATGCTGGACCTGAATTACTTAAGTTGTTGTTTTGATCAAACCTATTAGACTTAACAGCATCTGACACGAGTAAACAACCATCGGTATGATCATCATCATTCCCTATGTGAATGTAAACGTACTGAAAATCAGGCACATCCTGAAGCATAAAGTGATAATCAAACCAAGGATATTTACTTCTATACTTTTTAGTTAAACCACTAAGAACTTCACGCTTTTCTACTTTATAAGTACCTGCAGGTATTCTAGTTTCACCTTTTATCTTTTCCTCTCTATATTCATCCTCTAGTGTAAAACATTCAAACTCTCCATCAACAAATAGTAACCCTAAAGTAGTATCACTTTTGCTACTAAATCTTTTTAGTTCTAGTTTCATTATCTGTCTTTTTTCTTGTATAGATCTTTTTGTAAATCTTCAATGTGTTTTCTGAGATCCTTAACATCCTCCTCTAAATCACTAACATGATCCAACATCCAAGCATGATTTAAATCATACTCTTTCCTTTCTATCGCAGCTGGTGGCAATAGCTTTGCCTCTTCGATGTCATTTTGTAATTTAAAATACATGCCACCCAATGTAAATATTCCTGCAACGATTAAACCTATAGACTTTAGCGTTAAATGAAAATCAGGCTTACCATCTCCATCTACATCAACTCCCATATTTGTACCACTCCCTAATTCTTGTGCCATATTTTATATTGTTTTATATCTTTATTATTACCTATTTATTATTTTTTTTAATTATCAACTATATCTCTAAGTCTTTTAGCTGTTTCCATTTTTTTATCTAATCTATTTTTTCTTCTGGTTTCTTTTGCTTTTTTAATACCCTCTTTCTTTCTTCTTTCTTTTATCCCTGCCTTTATACGATCTTGATCTTTGTTTTCAATACCAATATTCCAAGTAGACCAACCCATGCTTGTGGCTATTCTTTGATAATTTTTATTATTAGAATCAAGTGCTGCTCCAAAATTTATAACTTTTGTTCTTAAACGATTTAATGGAATATTAGTTGAAGCTTCTATACTTCTACCTGCTATTTCATATATAGGATTATCTATTTGAAAGTAAGGAAATGTATCCTTAAAACCTTTGTTCTGTTCTTTAATTAAATCTTTTTCAAATTTTAATACATTACCAACTTGATATAAATTGTTGACTTTATTACCTAAAGTTGGAGATACATTTGCTAAAGAAGCTATGATTTTACCTGTTTCTCCTAAAAATCCTTTTTCATCCTGTTTCCTATATTCAATGTAAGTATCTTTAAGTGCAACTAAACCAGCACCAACTAAGCCTGTGCCTCTTATTATTGTGTTAATTGAATTATTAAGCACTCTAAACCATTTACTACTTATAAAAGCCTTATCATCTTTACCTTCTTTTGAAAACCAATCGCCCTTAATACCCTTTTTTGCAAGCTCTGCTTCTCTCTCTTCCTCATCATCATCAAACAACAAAAAGAAAAGACCACTTTGAAGACTATTAAAAGCTATATTTTGAATTGCACCATAATAAATTATTTTTGAGAGATGTGTTTTCCAAGCCCCTTCTTCGAATGACCTTATACCATCACCCCTTTTATTTTTAATGTCTAAAAATGATTTTTTTATTTGTCTATTATACTGCATAGCCACGTTATTAAATGCAAGTATAAATCTACCAAAAGTTCCAGCTTGTTGTTTAGATATTAAAGCAGGATCTGAAGATTGCTGTGTTTCTTCAGCTATAGAATAAAAATCTTCAAGTGATTTAGATTCAGCTTCAGATTCACTCAACCCTTGTTTTAAATATGTTTTAATTCTGTTTCTATAAAAGCTAGCACCACCGAGAGCTATAGCAAAACTATCTGAAATTTGTGTTGGAGCAAACCCTATTTTAACCATATAATTATATGCAGCTTTTAATTTGTTTTTGCTACCAGCAACAGAATTTGCTAATTCAGCTTGATTAACATCTAACTTTAACCCTTTTCTTCTTTGTTTTAATTTATCAGAATTAAAAAGTCTACTAAAATCACTCCAAAATTGAGGTTGGTTTGCAAAAGCAGCACCAGCAGCTAATATGTTATTATCACTCCAGTTTACAAAATTAGCAAAAGACACTTGTTGCAATAGTGCACTTCTAACATTTAAAAACATTATTGTGGCGGTAGATTGGTTTATAAAGTTTTCAACTGCATTTACTTCTCTATCTTTACCTTGTTCTCTATTTATGCCTGTTTTCATTCTATGTAAAGAGTTTTCTAAACTTTCTCTAAACACTTTCCCATAAATAGCTTGTATCTTGTTTAAATTTTCTTTATTAAATATTTCCTTACTATTTTCTATGAATTCTTTTAAATGTCTTTCTCTACTTTGTTTATTTAAAGATCCATCCATATCAGCGGCTATAGTATCTACAAGCCAAGTTTTAGTTGGCTCAACATAACCTTTAGGCTCATTAATAATTCTTTCTACACCTAAAGCAAACTCTAACAATCTAGGGTCATTTGCTACTATTCTGTAAAGTTTATTTGATTCTCTTTTTTTAATACCAGCCCCACCTTCACTAACATCTTTAGATAAATCAAATCCATTTTTTCTCCATAGAAATACTCTTATTGCTTGATCATGAGTAAATTCTTCACCCGGTATTTTTTTCCCTAACTTTTTTGTAACATCTTTATATTTTTTTCTTAAAGAAAAATAATCATCAGCCATTTTTTGTCTAGAACTTTCTAGTGCAGCTACACCTCTTTTGTAAGGAAGATTTAAAGCTTCTTCAAAGAATTGTTTTTGTTCATCTCCAATCTTACCTTTACCTAAAAAAGAATATATTAAACCCATAAAATCCTCTGCAGTAGGAGGTACAAAATATCCAAACTTTTTTGATATACCCCTTTGTGCGTTTGCAAATTCTGCTTCAGCGTCTGAGTATATTTTTTTAGCAGATACACCTTTATTTTGTTCTAAAATTTTATTAAACTTATTTTTTAAAGCCATAGGTCTACTAAAGTAAATTGAGGTTTCACCTTCTTTTAAACCATAAGTTTCTCTTATTTCTGCTTCAGACAATTTAGGTAATTCTGTACCTTCTTTCTTAGCTTTAAAATAATTAGTTAATCTATCCTGCAATAACTTACTAGAGAATAATTGATTAGTTTTGTGATCTTTATATAAATTTCTAGAATTTATTTCTGTCATTTCAGGAGAATATCTTATACCAAAATAAGCCTTTGTTTTATCTGCTGGTGTAGCGGTTAATCCTATCTCTGGCTTAATGTAAAACTGTGGATACATTCTTTGTCCATCTACTAAATCTTTTTCATACAACATAGGTAAGCCTGTTGCGTCTGATAATTCTTTATTTAAAGCGTAAGGTTTAAATTTAAAAAATAAAAGTTCTACATTTTGTTCAATATAGGGATTAAGAATTAATTCTTCAAAAAGGTTATTATTTCTTATTATTGTTTTATAATTTGCTGGTTTAATTTTTTTCTTTGCTTTTTTAGCTAAGTCTAAATTTAATATTGTTCCCGGATTTTTTTGTCCAGAAATTTTTTTGTAAGCGTCACCAAAATCAAAAAATAAATCAGTGTCACGATTTAATATTATATTTTTTATTTTTTCTGGTAAATTAATATCACTTTCTTCATTAAAAAATTTTTTATTTCTATCAAAGAGTTGATATGTTTTTTTATTTAATGTAATATACTTACCTACTCTCCCTAAAAGTTCATTTTTTAATTGAGCCCCAAATGTATCTGCATATTTTTTTGTTACACTATGATTTAATTCATTATCTTTTTTATCTGAATAATAAAAATACACATCTTCTGCTGTTCTAAGAGTTCCAGCACTTGTGGGGAATATACCAAAATTATCAGTGTTATATGGTAAATGAAAATCAATAAACATGTGTTCCCCCACATAACCACCAAGTCTTGCTATTGCTAATTTTAGTGTATCATCATAAATAACTTTTTCATAAGAGTTTTCATCTAAATTAATTTTTTCAGCTTTTAACTGAGCAATTCTTGCTAAAGAAACATTATTTCTAATTTTATCAACTTTTTCATAGTCAATAGAAACTAATTCATTATTAAAACCAATACTTTTTATAAATTCTTCTTTGGTCTTTTTAGGTAATAATTCAAAGTTAATTCTTCCTGCACTTAACATAAGATTGGCTTTACCTGATTCTATATTTAGAATCTCTTGTTCAGTTCCAACTCTTTTAGCAAGCTCTTGTCTTGCTGTTGTGTTAGTAACAAGTCTACCAAACAAGTTAACCAACCCTTTTGCTGTCTGTGCTTCAGCTGATCTTACATCTACTCTTTTAGGTATTGAAGCATCAGATTCTAATCCTATGGCATTATAAAAATCCTGTACAGTTATATTTTCTTTTAAATCAAAAACTTTTAGTCCTGATCTAGTGTCTATTCTATCACCTTTAACATAAAAATTTTCTAATATATTTGTAGGTAATCCTGTAGCAGTTCCATACAAATCTTTTCTAACTGCTGGGTCAGTGATTGCACCTTCAGGTAATATTTTTATAAAGTCTTCAGCTATTTCTTTTAAATTACTTAAAGCACTTTTTAACTCATTTTGAGTAAATCTCTTTTTAAGAGATACCTTATCAACAGGAATACCAAATCTTTCCGCTGTAGTTTCTTCAGATAAATCTGGTAAATCTTTAAATGTTTTTGATTTTTCAGATACTTCATCTATTCTAGATGCAACATTTTTAATAGCTTGCTCACTTAATTTTTCATCTAATAAAGTTTTAGGATCTAATAGCTCATTGTCTATATCTTCTATTTCTTCTACTGAATCTAGTGACTCTTCATTAACAAAATCACCCACACTGGCTTCAGTTAAATACTGAGATTCTGCATCAGAATAGCTTGGTTCAGCTTTATCTTTTGTTGCATTTTTAAGTATTTTATTAGATCTAATTTTTAAATATTTAGAAACATAAGCACCTAAAGGACCTTTTTCAACATCGTAAGTTCTAAATAAATCAACTATGCCATTAGGATCATATTTTAAAGAAGAAATCATATCTTCTTTTACTTTAGCAGATTCTGCTTCAGGAGTTTTTAATGAACGATACCTTCTTCTTAAATAAGAATTAATTACTTTTTCTATTGTTGTATCAAACAAACCCTCTTCAAGTGCTGTCCAAGCTCCATTGTCACCTTCATCTTCATATATTTCTTGAAGCCTATCGGATCTTTCAGTCATTTCTGGTGTTATACCTTGAGATAATAACATTTCAGATTTCTTTTCACCTGTAGATTTTTTAGTTTCAGCTATTCTCTTTTTTCTTTCTTTAGCTTTTTCATTAATAGCATCTATACTTTCTTGGTCTATAATACCTTTTTCTAAAGACTTAGCTATACCTGATAAAAAATCTATAATATCTTTTTCTCCTTGAAAGTTAATTTTAGCACTTTTACCAAACTTAGATAATCCTTTGTTTACAATATTACCTAGAAGTTGTGGAAAACCTCTGTTTTCTCTTGAAGTCAAATCTATCTTTCCTTCAGCAACCCTCTCCATAAATCCAACAATAACTTCTTCTGCTATAAAATTTTTACCATCTCCTTCTACAGTTTGACCTTCATAATATCCACTAAACATTTCTATAAAAGCACTTTCGTTAGTGGTAGAAAGCCAAGTGTATATATTATTAGCAAGTTCTTTTTTCATGTTATTATCTACATCTTTTAATGCTTCTGCAAATAATTGATGAGATATTTCATGTACTCCACTTCTAGTTCTTTTGTTTTCTTTTATATTTTCTTTTGTAAGTATTATGGTATTCTTTCCTTTTTTTCTTTTAATTATAGCACCATTGGCATATTCTAGTAAATCTATTTTTTCATCAGGTGTTATTTCGCTTCTTACATTTTTTACATACTCACTAATCTCCTCTTGAGTTTCAAAAACTTGAAGATCTACTTTTTCTTTTTTATCATTAATAATTTTAATAAGAGATCTTGTGTTTGCTATATCCTTTTCTACTAATCTATCTAAATATATGTCAAATCTTTTCTTTTCTACTTTCTCAGTATTTAGTTCAGAAACAGAATCTAATCCCTCTTCTTTTCTGACAGCCGCTTCTGCTTTTTCAGTTATAATTTTATATTCTTCAGGATCAGAGTTTTCAAGCATAGAATAAATGTTACCAAAATCTTTAACATTTCTAAATTTATCTTTTAATTCTGCTAGTTTGTTAAATCTTTCTTGCAAAATATTTATTCTATCTTGTCTTGTTTGTTTGTAATCAGGATTGTCTACTATTTTTTCTACTTCATTTCTTATTTGTTCTTGTTCTATGGTTGCTTTTGTATATGCATTAAATGATTCTTCAGATAATGATCTTACATTTTCATCTATTTCTATTAGTATTTCATCATTTTTCTTATTAAGAGTATTAATTTGATCTTCTACTATCTTTTTTTGCTCATTATATTCAGCAGTTTTTTCTGGTGTATTTTCTTTAGAATCAAGAAAAACTGAACCATCACCGGATCCATATTTAGATTCAAACTCTGATTTTAACTGAGCAATTTTAAATACATTTTTTCTAAATTCTATTTTTTTATCGTAATCAGAAAAATTTGTTATAGCTAAAGAGGCTATTGTAGGCATTGAATTTACAGCAAAACCAAAAAAACCACCTGAAAACATTGCATGACCTACACCTTCGAAAAGAGGATTACCTGTGATAAAGTTTTGACCTAATTGAGTTAATCCTTCAGTATAAGTTTCTGTAAAAGTTGGCTCCATAACTCCGGACCAAACTCGTTTATTAACATAGTTGTTAACACCTTTTGTGACTAATCCTTTAGATCCTTGAGCAAAAGATTTACCTGCTGCATTAAATATTCTTGCTGTCGGAAGTGCACTTAATCCTCCTTCAAGCAAACCAAAGCCTGTGCTTACTAAAAACTTTTGTAAGTCACCTCTATTTATATCGTTAAAATCAAATTTATCATTGTTAGCTAAATCTTCCTCATAATCCATATCTCCAAGTTGCGAACCTGCAGAGGAAACTCCTATAAATGTTGCAGCTGCTGCACTAGAAGCCATAGCCCCTAAACCAGCAGCAGAAGCTACTCCACCAGTAACAGCTATTGAAGCCATTATTGGTATTTGTATTGCTGCTTCTTGTAATATAAATTCTGAAAAATTGTCAACACTGTCAAATGCTTCATCAAATTTAATGTCAGGTAAAAATCTTGCTTTTTCTTGTGCCGCATTTTTCCTATGTTCTATTGCTAATTGAGCAAAATAAGGTCTCGCTTTTGGTGCGATTAAAACACTTGCATACTCAGCAAGACCAATACCCGATGATTTTACAAAGTTTTTACTTAAATTAGCAGCCTTTGCCACAGTATCAAAATCTCTTTTTAATATATCAAGTTGTGTTTCACCTGAAAGAACCTTATCAGATAACTTTCTATAAGAATCATATTGTTTTTCATACAGACCATATTGATCAGATATAATTTTTTGTTGTTCTCTTACAGATTGTAATGAAGTATTATATCTATCCACTAAATCTTTAGGAATTTTTTTATCATTAATTACAAAAAACTCCTGTCCTTCTCCTATAATATATTGTATTAAAGGGTCTTTTATTTCTTTTTCAAAATTATTAACATACTTAAATTCATTAGAAGATTCAAGAAGATCAGATTGTTGTTTTATAACTTTCCTAACTTCACTCATAGAAAGTTCTACTCTATCTCTTTCTTCACTAATACCTTTAATTTTTGGAGCTTCTATAGATACAATTTCTTCTCTTTGTTTTTCTGTTAAATTTTTACCTGATTCTATTGTTACTTTTTGGACTGTTTCACTTAATTCATTATCATAAAGTTGTTGTCTCCATTGGTACTCCCATTCTTCTTGAGTAGGATTTCTTCCATATTGTTCAGATAAAACATTGTAAAGATTTAAGCCTACATCAACTTGCTCATCAGTTAAATTTTTATATACTTCTTTTTCTATTTTAGGCAAATAAACGCCTTTGCCCAAATACTGCGCTTCTCTGGAAATAAGTTCTTTTGAAAATAAATCTGGATCTTTATATTTATCACTTATTATATCTACAGACTGCTTAGTTGTGTTAGCAAGTTCCTGTTTTGATTTTATACTAAGTTCTGCATCAGATAAATCTTGCTCTGCTTCTCTTAATCTTTGATAGTAAGATGAAGTTTTAGGTATATTCTGATTTAATAATGATCTACCTTGCTTATCTATATTAACTACTTCACTTAAATCCTTCTCTGCTTGTTCCTTTTGTTTTCTAAGTTGAATATCAACAGCATCTTCCTGTTTAATTTTAGAACCGGGATTATTTATTCTAAACGCACCCATATTCTCTCTTTTAACTTTTTTCTCAGAACCGTCAGGTAAAATAAATATTACAAATTCATTCATATACTATTTATTAAAAAGTTAAACCACTAGTAGGGTTAAGATCACTTTTTGTTGGTTTAAATCCTTGATTAAATAAAAATTCAGTTAAAAGTTCTTTTGTTTCATCTAAATTAATATCATCTATTCGATATGTTTGAGGAAACGCAACTTCATCTTTATCTAGTATTTCTAAAACAGGAATTCCTTCCTTATTATTTACAACTTCAAAACTAAAACCTAAATTAGCATATCTTTTATTTAAATTTTTCTTATATTGTTTAGCTAAATCTCTTAAATTTCTTTTTCTTGTATCTGAAATAGATTCTTCTATTTTAATAGCTCCTTCTGGCAAAGCTCCCCCTTTTATTTTTGTAGTTGTATACAAATTTCCCTTTTCATCTTTAACTGTTCCAATAAATTTTTCTGTTTTAAGTCTTTCTGCTTCTTGAGCACGAAACGCTGGGGTATCTTTTTCTGTTGGAACAACACTGAAGGCTGTATCAATATCAGTTCTTATAGATTTTACTCTTTGATCCTCAACTGATAAAGTTTCTTTTCCTGCTTCTTCTTTCTCTTTTTGAAGTCTTGCTTCTTCTAATAATCTTAATCTTTCGTTATTGCCTGCATTAATTTGTGCATCGTACATGTTTATAAGGCTGGTAGATAATATTTCCTCTAACCTTGTTCTGGCAGCAGAAGATTTTTCTTCATCATCACTATATAAATCTATGATATCTTGACTTTCGTAATTTAAATCTGGAGATATTGCTTCATCAGCAAAAATTTTTGATATAAGACCAGAGACTAACTCCTCTTTGCTAGATTTAGTTACAAGTTTCTTTATTAAGTTTTTATTAAAATCATTATCATTTTTATTAATAGCATCTTTTCCCCTTTTTAATGAAACTTCATAAATAGGATCAAATAAACTAGTTTTTAAAGGTATAAATTTAGCAATACCAACCTCTTCATTAAATAATTTTTTGTGTTTATTATAATAAAATTCATCTATACCATCACCACTAAATAAAAGTCTACCATTTTGATCTATTCTTAAATCAAGTTTATCTGTATAAAGAAAACTATTTAAATTTTTATCTTTTGGAGAATTTACATTATCATATATTCCTCTATCTAAATCATTCATATATATGAGTTTTCCTTCTCCAAATTTAGTAAACTCATTTCTTAATGTTGTGTAAGAATCTTTTATTCGATCCATTCTTTCTTTTGCTTCATCATACTCTTGAGACCTAGGATCTAAAGTGGCTAGTAGTTGAACATCATCAAAATATTGCTGTTTATTTTCTTTAAGAAAAGATTGCCAAATAGGTTTATATTCTAAAGGCAAATCTGACATAGAGGCATCACTGGGAAATAAATTTTTATATTGAGCTACTGTAGCTTTTATTCTCTCATCCTCTGCTCTTCTTAATTTTTCATTTTGTTTTATATTTTCTCGAATTTTTTCTACACCCTCCAAAATAGGGGTTATATCAGCTATAGGTCTACTGTAAGCTCCTTCAAAACTACGTATTAAATTTGTATCTGCTGCCATAATTAAACTCTTTTAAATTCTACATCTAAGTTAGAATAATTAACCATGTCATAACCATCTTTATTAACAATAATATTTTCTATAGGTATTTCATCTGACATAACTCCTTGATAAATACCCTCACCATATTTTTTGTTTTTATATTCAAAAGTATATATGTTATAACCTTTATTTGATTTTGTTAAAAACTTAATGTTTTTCTTTAATCTTCTATCACTAGCAGCAGACATTATCATAGCAGAACCAATGGATCCAGCAGCATCTCCTGCTCCACCTACAACTGAGCCAAGTATTTGTGCTCTTCTGTTAAGTAAGTTTTGTAAATCTTGTTGTGCTCCAACAGTTCTTTGTGCTTGTATACCTAATGCGGTAGCTTCTCTATCAAATTGTCTTTGTTGAGCAATATCTGCTCCTTGAGCACGAAACATTTGTGATCTAAGATCTAAATCTGCAAGAGTCAAATCTCTTTGTTGTTGTTGTTGTGCTGCTAAAAGTTGATTTCTAGAACCTTCTTCAGCTATTGCTCTTTGATTTGCAATTTCTTGCGCTAAAATTGTTTGTTGATTTACAGCAGACTCAGAAGCAACTGCTCCTTGCAAAGTAAATTCTTGACTTGCTCTTTGTTCATTAATATTAGCTTCTTGCTGACCTATAGATGCAGCTGCTTGTTGTAAATTTTGAGATTGCACACCTGAAACAGCTTGAGCAAGAGCAGCTATACCACTAGATCCTGCCGCACCTCTTAAGCTTCCAAGAGTATTAGATAAACCTTGCTGTTGTTGTTGAGCTAAAAATTCAGCTTCTCTTTGATTTATTGTTAAATCTTCAAACGTATTCTCTCTTTGTGCTTGAAAGTTTTGAAGTCCAACAAAAGGATTTGTAAATCTTTCAGAAAGATTAGTTAAATTTGACGCTGGAGCGTCTCCTAAAGTAGGTGCTGTAATTCCTGAATAAACATTTTCTAAAGGAAATTGTTTAAAACTTTGAAGCTCTCTATCTAATATCCCTTGTTGCTTACTTATTTCATCTCTTAATGCCCTTTTTCTACCCATTTTTTTATTTTATTTTTTAATACAATTACACATATATTTTATTACTTACTACTTTCAACTATTTCAGATCCCACTTGATACAATTCAACTTCACTTGTAGATTCATTTTTCATTTCAACTTCAGCAAAATATCCTACTAGCGAAGATAGATTAGCTTTGTTGTCTTTACTAAAAAAAAAGAAATTACTTGTTGTAGGTACATCAGCAGTAGAAGCTACATTACATGTTACAGTTGTGTCTGTAAAAGCAGTTACACTACCAACTTCTATTGGAGAACCAGTTACGTTATTAGTTACTACAGCGTAATGAACTGTATCACCTATTTGTAAAGATTTATTAATTGAATTTGCAAATGTTAAAGTTAATGAAGTTGCCATATTTATAATTTATAAAGCATTATTTAATGTTACTTTTATAGTCACTCTTAGTGTATCTGTTGATACCACATCTCCGTTACATGTTACAGCAAAATCAAAAGTAGCTTTTGTATTTGTAACACTAGGTAAACTGTCAAATCCAGTTAACTGAGTATTACTAGAATCAAAAAACTTAATGTTACTAATTTGCGGAGCAGAAGACCCTCCTGTAAATCTACTACTTGCAGTAATTGTTATTGATGCATCGTTAACAGTATTTCCATCTCCTCTAAATAAAACTTGTCCAGATCCAGAAATTGTATCACCATTTTCTGCTCCATTACCAGAGCCAAGCGTAACAAGCTTCTTAACTTTAACAGTTCCACCAGAGTTTGTGCTTGTAGAGTCATATAATCCACTAATAGTTAGCGTAGGATTTGAAGGTGCAGGTGCAGCGGCTCCTTCTCCCCCCACACTTAGTAAACTAGGTAACGATATAGTTGAAGTTAAACTTTTTGTACCAAATCTTATAACTTCTAAAACTCCAGTTATAGTATATGTGTTTGGGTTATTTCCAGTAGCTATATTTCCTGCTATATTTGAATATTCGATTATCCAATCATTAGGTGCTGAAAATGTTAAAGTATCATTTAAAGATATACTATTTTGTGCTAGTGAAACTGAATTTTCTGATGAATGATTTAAAGTTAAATCTAAACTGTCAGAATCATTTTTACTAGAAACGAAAGTTCCTTCTGGTAAAGTCCCTCCAGTAACAACACTAGATAAAGTTTTATCAGCATTTGCTTGTATTGAAATATTTCTCACACTTTCTGTTAAATCTATTACAGAAGTGGTTCCATTACCAACAGCACCTACTGTTCTTTTAGTATTAGCAAACCCAAAATCATCTGATGTTAAACTTCTAGATGAAGATAAAAACGTATTACCAGTGCTATCATTTGCAGTTATTGTAAAAGAAAAATTAACTAATCCAGATTTTGATAATTCTTTTGGTTCAGATAAAGATATACCAGTTATACTCTGATTTGCTGTAGATGTAGGATTTGCATGAGTAAAGGTTAAAGCTGTATCATTTGATAAATTTTGAGCATCTGATAAAGTTAAATTGTCTTGATCTATAACTACTGCTACAGTAACTACTCCTGAAATTCCAGTACCAGTAACTACGTCACCTACAACAATATTACCTCCAGATTGACCATCTATATTTAAATCTGTTGTACTACCAAGTGATCCAACAACTGATGCAGTAACTTCAGAATTTAATGTTACATCAGGAGATATTGTCCAAGTAACTTCAGCAGTTTGATTAACAGATGTAGGATTTGCACCATTAAAAGATGTGGCTAAAGCAGTATCTTCTTGAGCTTCAACTTCATAATTAAATGTTCTAAATGTAGAGTTTGCAGGATATTCTACTGGTATAGAATAAACACCTGAAGATGGTATAGTTTGTACAGGATTGGAATATAAGTTTTCGGATAAATCACCAACATCAAATTTTTTACCATTCCAAAAATTTGAGAAAGTCAACTCTGTATTATCTGCTATTGTAGTAGAAGATGAAGCTGTTACAACCGTAGGAGATCCAGATGCGCTACTTACTCTTAATCCAGATTGCACATTATCACCTTTAATTCTCATACCTGAAAGAATAGCAGTATTTGTGTTGTCTAAATTTATAGTAGTAGAACCAGCAACAGCACCATTGACAGTATCTGTGGTAAATCTAGTTAATTTAAATTTAGCTCCTGCTCTACCAAATATTCTTATAAATCTAGTTTCTCCTCTAGCACCTACAGGCTTTGTTGACATTTCCATGCCTGTGATTTCATCTGCAAAATCTAAAAATGTTTTTTCTGCTTTAGCTGTTAGTAATATTTTATCTTCTGTGGGATTATTAGAACTAAACACATAGTAAACTTTTAATGTAACTGATGTAGGAAAAAAAGATAAAGTTGTATTTGCAGATATTTTAGCTGCAGTCGATAAAGTTAAAGTTGTACTATTTATTACTGATACTGTCGTAAAAGATGATATTCCTGATCCACTAACAGCCATTCCTACAGCTATTAAAGAATTAGAAGCACTAAGCGTTACAGTTACAGAATTATTTACATTTGATTGAACAACAGATGTAGTAGAAACAAAATCATTGCTACTTGTATAATCACTAAATTTACTTTCATCTTCTTCTAAAACATCTAATGTTGGTGCAGACCTAAATTCAAATCCAGTGTCTGCTCTAAATGTTCTAGATATTATCTCTTTACCAAATCTTAACAAAGTGTCATCAGGTATTGTAGCATTTAAATCTGCACCTGTACCATCCTTTATTGTTAAATCTGTTAAATTAGCTCCAGTTATAGTTTTAACTAAAGCATTATCAGGCACACCAGATCCTATTATAGCCATATTAGCTGATATTAAACTATTGCCTGTTAAATTATGTAATACAGGACTGTTGTCTGTGCTTAATCCATTTACTATGGCATTTACATAATAATCTCCACTACCACTATAACCAAAATTATAAACAGATGAAGTTTGTGTATTCTTTTCATCAGTGTTAAAAACTCCTGTTACTTTATATTGAATTTTCGATAAAGTGGTTACAGCTATACTAGGCTGTATTGTAACATTACCACCAATAGCTTCATTTACTAAATTAAAAGTTACTTCAACTGTATTTGAAGCAGTACCTGCTGTTCCTGTATCTGACTCATTTGCTGATGCTATTTTGCTTAAACTACTACTACCAGTAACTTGACTAGCAGAAATAACGTAACCAGTATTAGGTGTAATTGTAAATACAGCAGTTTTACCAGCACCAATAGCTACACCACTTGTAGATTCTACTGTAACACTACCACTTATTGTAAAATTAAGTAAAGTTATACTTGGAGTTATTGTTAATGTTCTAGTGACTGTTCCAGAATCAGATATATTCGAAGGAAAACCCAACCCTTGTACAGATAACTCTTTCGTGTCTATGTTAGATGATGTTGTGCTATCACCTAATATTTGATTAAATTTAAAGTTTTCTTTTTCTTTAAAAAATCTGACACTACCAGTTTGTTGATCTGTAGTTATAGAATCAGCAAACCATCCTTTTGTTTCTGCTTCTGGTAATGCAGCTATACTATCAGGAGAAAGCCCTGCTTTCTTAAGAACCTCTAATGTTGTACCTGCTCCATAAACAGGTGTAAATGTTAAGGTAACACCATCACTTATACTTTGAGCACTTGATAATACTAAATTATTTTGATCAGTGACAGTAGTAACGGTTACGGTTCCTGATATTCCAGAACCAGTTACTACATCTCCCACAACAATGGTTCCAGAATTACCATCAACAACTAAAGCTGTTGAGCTAGTTATTGTACCGTTTACTACAGCTGTGCTAGTTGTTCCTCCGTATGTATATTTTCTAGAGTCACTACCCTCATAATTTAATGTTTTAAAACTTTTTACACTTTCAGGAAAATCATTAAATATAAACTTTACAGAAGATGGACTTGCTGTATCATAAAAAGTATTTCTTGTTGCACTGTCGTGAGAATATAAATCTCCATTTTTATAAGTGTAATAAATATTATTTAATGAAAATCCAGCTTCAGGTATAAAAGATTTAAAACTAGTCCACCCATCAACTCTTTCATCAAAACTTATTGTTTGATTATTTAAAGTTATATTGTAAGATCCTTTGTCATCATCATAACTACCAAGTATTGTTGTAGATAAAGGCAAGTTATCTCCAAAAAAATCAGTCATACCTTTCTCAGATATTTCAGTCAACCCATCTCTAGACAATCTTAATACTGCACCTCTAGCTTTATCTGAAAAGTATATTCTAAAAGCATGTGATGCAAATGATTCTGGATTTCTAGATATGCCATACTCACCAACGTATGGAATTGCTTGACCTAAAACTGCACTCGTAGCTGTTAAGTTAGTATTTCCATCAGCATTAAATAAAGCATCTTTATTCGCTAATACTTTTAATATTTTATCCTCACAAAATGTAATTAAATCCGCATCTCTAGCATATATTCTTTGTATAGTCCCATATTCAGGATTTATATCTTTTGTTATTGGTAATGCTAATAAAAATTGATTAAGTTCATTAATACCTGATATAGAGTTGAATATTCCTGAAAATATAAATGTATTAGTTTTATGTTCTTCTTTATAATCTTCATTTAAAGTTGTAGACACTATAGGACCTTTATCAATAAAAGATGTATTAAAATCATCTCTTATTCTATTAGATTCTACTCCATTGCCAAAAGAAAAAACATTATACCAATCTAAAGAATTTACTTGACCATGAACTTGATTATCTGCTAATACAACAGATTTAGATGTAGCAACATCTCCACTAGTAGTTATTGTAAAACTATATATACTATCCTGATCAGTAAAAGTTAATACAGTCCCACTAGACATAGTTCCATTAGTGTTGTTTAATAGTTCTATATTACTACCATCAACTACAGATTCAACAACATTAGAATTACCAGACCCTACATTTGTGCCAGTAACAGTCATACCTGCTTTTATAATAGGTAATGCATTACTTGCCTCGTGATATATATCTAACCCTTCTTTTGTTTTTGGTTCTGTTTCAAATATTGCAGGATTATTAGAATTTATTTTTTCATCATCTATTTGTATGTTTTTCTTTACTAAAGATATGTTATTTATTCTTCCAAAAGAGGTTGAAGTCGCAGCAGAAGCATTAAATCCATCATCATATAGATCTCCTGTTTCTTGATTTCTTATAAATATTTTATATAATCTTCTTTTACCACTTATCCATGTTTTTTTCGTAGCATTATAAGTTCTAAATTCAGATTTTACACTACTTCCTGTAACTTCATATATTTGACCTTTGTCTCCAAAATCATTACTAAATTGTATTAATGCTCCCGGTTTTGTTATTTCTGTTATAAGTGGATTTACATTTACACTTAAATTATCTTCTTTAGCACCATACTCACCTATATCTATACCTCCAAAATAAAACTGAAAAAATTCAGATCCTTTTTTAGGATGTGTGTCTACTGGTCCTAATGTGTTTTCTACATCTCCAAAGTCTTTATCACCCCAAGCAAAATTTTGTTTTGGTTCTTCAGAACCTTCATCTTTATTTGAAAAATCATTTAATAGATTTGAATTAATAGTTTCACTTTTAGTTACATCAAATCTAGATTTTACTGATGGAAATACTTCTATTATATTTCTATCTAATGTAGAATCTCTAGATACTTTAACAAAAAATCTACCAAAGAATTCATCTTTAGGTTCTATTGTTTTTCTAAATATATTTACGTTAATATCTTTACCTTCAGACACTAAATCTGATGCAAACACATCTTCATCACTTTCGTGAATTGGATCTTTTAATGTTACATCATAAACAGTTCCATTACTAGATAAACCACCACTTTCTATTTTATATTTTCTAGATACTCTAGCTGGAGCTTGAATAAAAGTTATAACTACATTTTCATCTAAAGTTTGATTTGTTGATAAAACTAAAGATGCAGTGGTAGAATCTTGATTTGTAATTTTTGTTACTACAGGATTGTTCTGAATTCCGTCACCTGTTAATTGATCTCCTACTCTTATGGTATTTTGTTTTCCATCTACTTCTAGTGTATTCCTTTCTGAAATATCGCTTTTTACAGAAGCTGTAGCTATTTGATTTGGATTAGGAATATCTGTAGATATTTGTATTTCACTTTCAGTTCTAAATGCAGAAGAAAATGAAGGATTTGAAGATGCTTCAGGTCCATTAAATTGAAAAAAAGTAGAACCAACTGCTGGTTGATTTACTGACAATGTTGAACAACTAGCTTTTCCTGAAGAAATTAATTTTTGAGATATAAAATCTGGTGCTTCATTAGATATATCTAAGATTCTATATCTAGCTTTTTCTGATACAAACTTATTATTATCATGTTGTTTTTTAAGTATTAAATAAGTTTCTTCATCCACTTTATTTCTTTCAGCTGATGGAAATGATAACCAAATATTACCATCTTCTGCAAAATAAAATTTATCAAGAGCTAGGTTATAGTATTCACTAGAAGTTTCTTTTACAAAAAATTTATAATGTGTTGCCCAATCAGGAGCATTATTTTGTAGCTGTACATTTATTCTATTTTTTGTTATACCAAAAGATTTTCCTAATTTAATGGATGATTTTTTTGAAGAAAAAACCGGACTTTCTCTTCCATATCTGTCAGAATAAGTTGTACCTATTTGATATGTTCTTAATGATTTAACTGATTTTTCACCTATTTTTTTATTAGTAAAAGTTAAAACAGTATTTTCTTCTATATATACCTCTTCGGATCCATAATTACTTCCATCTTTATAATCATCCTTGTTTATTTTTGTTCTTACAAATATTGTTAATTCTTGATCTAATATGTTTTTTACAAAAGTATGTCTAGGCACTCCTTCACCTGTTATCAACATACCTATTTTAATTAAAGGATTAGAAGCTGATAAAGTAATTTTATTATTTTCTCCGGGATTAGATGAAGATACAACAGCTGTAATTTCTGTATCAGAAGCACTTTGTTCTACAGTTACATCAATGTCAGGAGTGTTTTGTTTTAATAAATTATAACCTTGATAATAATTTGCAAATATTAATCTGTTAGCTATAATTTCTTGAGCTTTTGCTTTTTTAGGTACATTATCAAAAGGTCTTAATATTTGATTTGACTCTACTACTGCACCAAAACTTTCAGACAAAACAGAATAAGATGTTTCTCTATTTTTTAAAACATCTAACACATACACAACATTACTAACTGAATCTTTAACTAATATTTCAACTAACTCTACATCATTTGGTTGAGTATCAAAACCACCTAAAGAAAGTGTTCTTATAGAGTTTTTCATACCTATATTGTGACTTTCATCACTTTCATACAAAAACTCACTAGGTAAAAAAGCTACTTCAGAAAAAGGTGAAAATGTAGAATATTGACCTTCTTTATATTTCCATCTATAAGCAAATCTTACAAAACTATCTTCAAACAAAGGATCTTTTTCTTTTAATGTAGCAATCCAAGTAACAGATCCTAAATCTGGTAAGTTTAAATTTATTGTTTGTATAATAAAAGTTGCTGAATGAGTATCTGAATCAGGATATCCTTCAGTAATAATTTTAGAATTTATTAAACCTAATACTTTTACGGTTATTGTGTGTTTAGTTTCTTTAAAATTATCTAATTCAGTATGCTCTAATACTATAATATCATCTTTTATAAAATTAGCTTTATTGTCAAATTCTATATCAAATTTAGACCCTGAAGTTAAAACAGATCCTCCACTATAAAAATTTTTTTCAATATATACAGGAGTACCACCTTCAATACCAGAGGAGCTTTGAGTTCTTTCAGTAGAAGACATTGTTAACGTGGGTGCTTTTAATGGAGATTGCTTAATTACAGTAATATCTTTTTCTGTAAAATCTGCATTATTAATTTGAGTGTGATAATTAAATGTACTAGAACCTTCTTTAAATTTAGATATTTTTATTAATTTAGGTTCGGTTTGATTATCTGTCCAAGATAACAATCCACTAATAACATTTGCACCTGTTATTAAATATTCATCACTATATTTTAGTATGTTATTTTTATCAACCAGAACTGGTGATATTTCTCCTGTTGTACTATCAAACTCTGCAATACAACTAACTTGAGATTTAAATGTTAATAATGCGTTGTCTTTTAATAGAGAGTTACTAGATAAGGTAATATTGTTTTGATTTGTGACTGTTGCTACTGTTACTTTACCAGATATTCCTGCACCACTAACGGTCATCCCTACTTCAATAGTGCCGGAATTATTATCAAGAACAATTGCTGTTCTTTTTGGAGTAAATGTTAAAGAGACATCATTAGATATAGTTTGAAGACTATCTATAAATATAACTTGTAATCCACCGTCTACTGAAGAAATAGCTGTTACTTTAACTTCACCAATAATTCCTGTTCCTTCCACCACATCCCCAATACTAACAGTACCACTTATATTATCTATATTTATAGTAGAAGACTGATTTACTGTTGTATCATTAACTGAAGCTGTTGATATAGCAACATCTCCACTAATAGTTATTGATGCGGTGGCAGTAGACCCAGAAGATATAAACCAATATACTTTATCATTCTGAGGGTCGACAACATATCCTATGCATTTAGGGTTTGTTAAGTCTTTTATTGAAGATGAGCTACTACCCCAATCAGTTAGTAAACCTGTACCACTATCAAAGCTTCTACCATCTTTTAAAGTATTACCTAAAACATTTTGAATAGACCCAACGTCAGATCCTTCAGAAGTAATTATTTCAATATTCTGAGCGTCTCTATATTCACCATTAGGTATTAATCTTTCATCTAGATCTTTATTCATTCGACCTCTACGAAAGTGATGCTTTATATTTGCCATACTTTAATGTTTAATACGTTTAGATTTACCTCTCATTACTTGAGATAACTCTTCTAATTTAAGATTAGATAATCTTAGTTTAGCTGTTCTTGTAGCAGCAAATTTTTCTTTTTTAAATCTATTAACAATATATTCAGGTACATTTATTTTAGTTGATAATATGGCGTGAGCTAAATATTTATACATAGCTTCTTCGGCAAATTTATGTACAATCATTTCTGAATCTTTACCTAAACTATCGCTAATATATTTTAATATAACAACCTGACCACTTATGTTAGAGCTAAAATGTATATTACCTCTAAGTTCATCAATATAATAAACTCCATTTATTTGTGCTGACTCAGGATCTATCCCATATCTTCCACCAACCATTAACTTTGTTTGGTCATCAACAATGCTTTTACTTTTTATAGTATGTTCATCACTTGTATTTTGTTTATATTTTTCCCAAGCAAATGACTCCTCAGATTCAAGTAAATCTCCTGTTGTGTTGTCAAATAAAAAATTATAATCAGAATCTTGTAATATTGATCTAGGATTACTTGTAGATCTTGAAGGATATATTACTCTTTCGATTCCTGTATCTCGTTCAACCCAACTTAGTCTAACTTTACTTACATAATCTTGAGGTAACGGTAGTTTTAAAGTTGGAGGTATTTCTGATTCAAATGTTTTTTTACATTTAAAAACATCATAGCTAAATTCTTGTAATGCTCTTTGGGCGTGAAAGGCTACATCTGCTCTTCTAACTCTATTAATTATTTTTTCATAGCCAACATAAGAAACCATAAAGTTGTTTATAATATCATCAATACTTACAAACTGATAATTACCAAAAGATTCACTTTGTTCAATTTCTTTTACTAAAACAGTTAAACCAGATAATGGTGCACCATTTGTAGCTTGAACATCTGCATTTACATTTGTAGATGAAAAAGTTAATGTTGGTGATGAATAACTATAGTTAGAGCTAGATATTTGAGTACCATCAATAAAAACATCAAATTGTGTTTCGGCTGTAGGTAGTGTAGGGAAAAATGTTGTGGTTAATGTAAAGGCTACCGTACCAGAACTACCAGACCCATCTCCTGTAAATGTTTGACTTTGATTATAATAACTTTGTTCAGTTGTTGTACCTAATAATCCCATATTTTATTATGTTTTTCTTTCTACCTCTTGAGCAGCTTGTTGATAAAGTAAAGGGTCTTTAATTGAAATACCGGCTAATTCTAATATTGTTAATACAAGTTCTGTTTCTTCAGATTCATGTAGTTCAAAATCAACAGAATTTGTAGAATTAAATAAAGCTTCTCCATTAACTATTGTATAATCAAAAGAAGCATTTGTTGGTTTATCTACATAATTACATTTTACACTAGGTGTGAATGTTAAACCTCTATCATTAGTTAGTGATTGAGCAGAGGATAAAACTAAATTATTTTGATCGGTTAAACTTACAACTGTAACAGTTCCAGAAACACCTGCAGATGAAGATGGATCAGTGTTTGTGACAGTATCTCCAACAGCAATATTTCTATTTGTAGACTGACCATCTACTACTAAAGCTGTAGCACTACTTGTTGTTCCATTTACAACTGCTGTAGATGAAGCTAAAGATAAAGGGTATAGTTTTATTGTTGTTTTACTTTGCCTAGTAAAATAAGGTCTATTTAAATTTGCCCTAGTTAGGGGAGCTTTTTCTAAATCTAAAACATCATTTTGTGAAACTTCATCTAGTTCAATGGGGTATGTTCCACCAGTATACATAATAGTTCCTAGTCTATAAACGTCAGTTGGTAGTGTAGCAATTCCAGATGAATCTATAGTAGAAATGCTTTGTTGATATTTTTGGAATATAGCTATTTTTTCATTTATTAAATCTATCATATTAGAATACTCAGTATCATTACCGGGTGCTCTAACAAATTGATTAACATCGTAAAAATATTGTTCAAATATATCTAACTGAGCTTGATTGGCAAATAAGTTAAACTCTTGGGGAGTTATGTATCCTCTTTGTTCCTTGTTAGCAATCGCTAAAACTCTTTGATATACTGTATCTACACTTACTGCCATGTTTTATTATTTAAAATAATAGTGTGACTATAAGTATATAATCACACTATTATTACATTTTTTACTTTAATTGTTTTTCAATATTGGAATAAATTTCCATTCCTTCATCAGTTTTAAACCAAACTGCTAAAGCAGAATATGGATGTTCATCAAAAGGGACAGTCATTAATTTTCTATCATTTGATCCCCAACTAAAAGTTCTTTGATCATTTGATAGTTTTATAATACCAAGCTCAGTGGCTTTTATACCAAAATTTCTTAATTGCACATTGTCATCATTAACGAGTTCTAAGAGAAGATCTGGGTTATTACGTGCAAATACTAGCAGATCTCTTTTAAGTTCTTTAGAACTCATCTCTGATACCTTAGAACCAAGCTCTACCCTCATTACAGCTTCAGCCATATCTATATCCATATTTCTTGCTGCTAAAATTGCATCTGCTTCTAATTCTAACCTTTCTATTTCGTTTTCAGCTACTTCAACTGGTTGCCATTCATAATATAATTTATCTTTAAGAGGATGATAAAGACTTAATAATTTTTGAAGTGTTTGTTTATTTCTAGGAACAAACAAAGCACCATTCCTAAATATAATATGTTCTAATCTTTGGTCTCCTTTCATCTCATCAACAAAACAAGTTTTTTGATTTTGACAATATTTAAGTTCTCTTTCATAACCTAAATTTTCATCAAAATAATAAATATTTGCTGATTTAATCATATAAGACAATGGACTTCTGTTTCTTTTTAAATAATAAGTTCTGTCTTTTATTTCCCAATTATTTTTTTTAACAGTTGTTTCCTTAACAACTGGATGTTCTATTACTGGGTTTTCTAGAACAACGGTTTCTGTTTTTGGAGTTACTTTTCTAGCTGTACTCCTTGTTTGTTTTTTTGCCATGATATAATATAATATAATTTTTAAAAAAATAAATAAAGACCACCCCTGAAAATCAAGGGTGATCTTATAGTAATTATTATTTCAATAACATAAAGTTGTTAGCACCTTGAGTGACTAAACATCTTTCTGATAAGAAATGTATTTGCATTGCATCCAAAGCAGCTGTTGCAGCACCTACAGAACCTGTAACCCAAGTTTTCATTTTTCGGTCATCAGTCTGTGAAGCTCTGTAACGAACATGTAAGAATGGTCGCTTCATATTAGTACCTAAAGTTTGATCATAAACTGTAGATACTCCAGCTGGAACAATAACACCTCTAATTGCATTAACAGTGTCTCTTTCATTAATTCCACCTCTAGTAGCTTTATCATTTAAATACCTAAAGTCAGACTTATAAAAATCATAAGATCCTCTTCTAAATCCTGAGAATCCTAAATTTAAAGCCATTTCTTCATCATTGCTAAATACTCCATAAGAAGTACCACCAGCACCATAAGAGTTCATTGAAGCAAGCATGTCATCAATAGCAAGAGATGTTCCTCTGTTTACAAATAACATGTTTTCTTCAATAGCTCCTTGCTTATCAAATTCTGCTAAAATAGCATCAAACTCAGCTAAATCAGTTGCAGCGTTTACTCCTGTAACTCCAGAGGAGATATTTCCTCTGCTTTCAATAGCAGCAAACAAACCTTCAGTACCAGTTAATGTAGTTCCGTCAGTTCCTAAAAATGCATCTACTTTAGTCTCATCTGCGTCAGCTAAAATAGATTCTAACATAGACATTTCTAAATAATCTGAGAATCTAGATCTTGTATCAGACTCTGCTTTTAAATACCAAAGATAACCAGAGGCTCCTCCTTCAGAAGAAACTTCAATCCATCCAATACGAGAAACATCAGATCCTGATACTTCGTAGTAATCTTTCAAAATAATTGGTTTGTTTTGAAAAGACTTAAATTGAGGTTCATTTGCCTGACGTGAAGTGCTTCCATTGTAGTTATCTCCTTTTTTAAATTCAGATCCATAAACTAATATAGTAGCTTCATCAGCACCACTTCCAGCAGCTAAACCAGCATTTGCTAATGTAGCTGTTGTATTTCCAGCATCATACACAGCAACATTAATTTTATCATTAGATACTGCAGTAACAAGACATTGAACAGTTGCGCTAGAATCTGCTATTAAAACTGTATCATTAACTCTAATACCATGATCAACAGAAGATGTTCCAATAGAATTTCCATCTATATCAGTATCTATTTCAAAAACTCCACCTTCTTCATTCCCATTTTGAACTTGTTGCGTTGCATTCTCAACATGCCCCTTATAAGAAAGGTGTAGTCTACCTTGCTCTGACCAAACAACTTGATCAGCTGTCATTGGTTCTTCAGCACCAATCTGAGATAAAAATCCAGATATTGTTCTGTTTCCAAATACTTCAGCTTCTTTATCCATTAAGTCAGGGACATATTGCTGTGCCCATCCTTGTCCGGCTGAAGAAGCTAAGTCTAAATAATTAGTGTTCAAAGTTGCCTTAGTAGGCGCTGGAACACTATTTAAATTACTTCCTGCGGTAATTGCCATAATTTTAAATTTTTATTTGTTTTTAATTTATTTTTTAAGTTTAAATTTAAAACTAGTAGAATCATCACCTAATACTTTTGCTTTTATACCTCCAACTTCTACTCCAGTAAAAGCTTGTCTGGATCCCATACTTATGTTTTTAGATTTAGTAATACTATCCTTGATAGCATCAGCTTTACCCTGTTCATAAAAATGTTTAGCAATAGCATCAGAGTTCATGGCAGTAAATAAAGATTTATGATAATTCTTAGCATCTGACATTTCATTATTTTTATTCAAAAACTTTTTGACAAAATTATTAATGTCGCTTTGATTTTCTTTTACTTTATTTGTCTCCTTAACATTAAACCTATATTTTTTATCTCCAACATCATATTCAAAACCTTTGAACTGATCATTAAAGACTTCATTTGTTTTATTTAAGAAGACTGACTTCTGCTTTTCTACTACTTTTTCAGACTCTTCAGTCTCTTTTTTGTAACGATTAAAAAAATCAATAGCTTTTTGCTGTTCAGGAGCTAACTTAGATCCCATTTTGATTTCTTCATAATATTTAGACTTTAATCCGTCTAAGTAAATTTTAGCGTTAGCAACTTGCTCTTTAAACGCTAATTTTTTTCTTTTAATATCTTTTGCTTCATCAACCTCTTCATCAAAAGAGAATGAGTCTTCAATAAGAAAATTTATTTCATCACTTGTTAAGTGAGGCTTTGTTTGTTTATAGTAATCTAATAATAATGAATTATCATCTAGCTTACTGTAATCTTGATTTAGTCTAACATAATCTTCTAGACTTCCTCCAGTTTCTTTCATAAAGTCAACTACCTTTTGTATGTTTTCAGGTAAATCAACTCCTGTTTCTTTTTGTTCTTCTACAGCCTCTTTAACTTCTTCAGTTAATTGCTGTGTTTCTTGCTTAACTTCCTCTTCTTTTTTTTCTTCCTCTTGTTCTTCTTTTATTTCTTCAAGAACAGGTTGTTCTTCTACTTTTTCTTTTTCTTCTTCTTGTCCGGAAGATTCTTCATTTGTTTCTTGCTCGTTTTTTTCTTGAACCTCTGAAATAGTTTCGGGTTCGTTGCTGCTAGAAACCTCATCTGTGCTTTGCTCTTGAACGGCATCTTCTTTTTCTTCTTCTTCTTTTACTATTGGTTTTGATAAGTTAACTTTTATAACATCATCAGTTAACTGTCCTTTTAATGAGGGTCTACCCCTCTTCTTTTTAACTTGTACTTTTTCTTCCACAGGTTTTTCCTGTGTGGTAGCAGTAGACTCGTTTTTATCCACCACTACTTCTTCTATTGTTTTTTCTTCCATGATATAATATAATATAAATTAAAAAATTGTTTTATTATCCTTCTAGAGTTTCTATTCTAGATTTAAGATCTTCTATAATAACTTGTTGCTCTTGGATTGCTTTGACTAATCCTACATAAATTGCATTTTTTTCCAAACCAAATCTTTGATCACCGTCATAATCAAATTCCGATACTGATTCGGGAATTATCTCTTTTACTTCTTGAGCAATAAAACCAAATTGTTTCTTTGAGTTTTTATCTCCGTCTAACCAATTAAATTTTACTGATCTTAATTTTAATATTTCAGATAATCCGTAATCAATATTTTCAATGTTTGTTTTTAATCTTGAATCAGATGGGTCAGTATTTGTTAAAATTCCTGCTCCTGTCGAAAAAACATCACCACTTCCTAAATCATTTACTTTTACAGATGTTGAATACATTTGCCCTGTAATATTAACACCAGATGCTGTAATATTTGCAGTATTTGTAGCACCAGCTGTAAATATCAGTGTATTATCACTATGAGTATATGTTATCCCACCTACATCAGTATCATCAGTATCTCCAAATTTAACAGAACCTTGACCAGAGGTTGATGATACAATAGTCATTCCCACTGAAGCCACACCGGGATCAATAATAAAATCGTCTGCCACTGATTCTACACTAGTAGTACCAGTTCCGCATCTAAGTGTACTATTTTGAACTAGTGTACCATTAGATTTAAGAGTCGTTCTATTTGTTAAACTCGCATTATTTCCAGTGGGTTTAGTACCAAAAACAATATCCATACCTCCTGCATCTGCTCCAAACGCTTCTGCTGCCTGAACTTTAATTTCAGCACCAACAGTTATAGCATCACTTCCATCTGATTCATCTGGAGCTTGAAATTGCATTTTACCTATGGCATTTTCTGAGGCAATTGCTGTTTTACTTGTTTGAAAAGTAAGTACTGCTGCATCAGCAACAGTATTTTTTAATATAACACCTTTATTGTGCTCGTGTTTTAAAGTAACATCTCCATTTGCACCAAAAACAAATCCTTTATCATCTGCACTTGTTGCTATATCACCATTTTCTACTACTAAATTTCCTCCACTACCAGAAGCACCAAAAGTAAATGCTTGATTACCATTAGTGTAAATTCTTATTTCACCTCCATTACCAGATGATGAAATACCAGACTGACCAGTCGCTAAAGCAGTTCCTTCAAACTCTATTCCTTGTGTAGAAATTACAACTCCATCAGCTTCAATTTTTAAAGCATCAGCATCAGTGGCAGACCCAATCGTACCAGCATCTGGTATTTTAATGTTACCTGCAAAAGTTGCATTTTGACTAGCACTTATACTTAATGCTAAAGTAGCACTATCACCATCATTATTTCCACCATTATAAAACTCCATTACACCGCTAGAGCCTCTAATTTCTAAGTCATTACCACCAAGTTTGATATATGAGTTGTACTCAGTACCACCTGTTTGTGTAAGCTGAAGAGTAGGTGTTGAACTTTTACTTATTTGGACATCTCCTCCTTCAAAAGTTGCATCACCTGCAAAAGTTACATCACCTCCAGATCCTATTGTCATCGCACTAGTTGCACTAGTATGACCTATTGTTGTGCCATTTATAATAATATTATCAACTGTTAATGTTGTAAGTGTACCAAGTGAAGTAATATTACTTTGTGCTGCACCAGTTACTGTAGCTGCTGTCCCAGATGCATTTCCTGTAACATTACCTGTTAATGGTCCAGCAAAAGCATCAGCTGTTACTGTACCATCAAAAAATGCATCTTTAAACTCTAAGGATGAAGTGCCTAAATCTATTTGATTAGTAGTTGCTGGAGCTAATACAGAAGAAGTTAGTGTTAATCTATTTGCATTATCTACTTTAAAATCTATTTCATTAACTGTACCAAAATCAATAGCAGTTTGTGCATCTTCACCTATAATAAGATCAGTGGCAAGTATAGAATTAATATTTGTTTGTGCTGCTGTTAACACTTGACCAGTAAGGTTACCAGTAACATTACCAGTGACGGTATTTATAAACGCTGTAGACCAACGCTTTGCTGTTACACCAATCCCACCTTCTCCGTTATCGTTAGGTACTATGTTTTTAGTTGCCATGTTATTTTTGTTTTATCTTTTATTTACTAACATATTTTCTAACAACAGTTGGTGTTGCTTTTTTTTGTATTTCAGCCTCAATCCTAGTTTTATAATTGTTTATTTCATCTGTAGCAAGTATATCTTCAATCCAACCAGTTACATCAGATTCTTTTAAATCTGCAAACTCTGTAAAACTAGAAAGATCTGAAGTATCTATTTCTTGAGCACCAGTTAATGATGATGAATTTTTTTCCGATGTATCATCTACACCTGTTAGTTCCCAATATACTTTAAATATTACATCTGATTTACCACTTTTTGTTGGGTAGGTATCTACAGATTTTGTGTCCCATGTATATATTATTGCCATTGTTTTATTATTTTATGTTTTTATTTTTTATTTAGGTGTTAAATCTCCATTACCATCTACATTCCAATACCCTTCTTCGCTAGGTGACTCTGCAGGTGTTAGTTCTGTACTAGTTACATCCCAACAATCACTAAAGTCATAAGCAATACCATCTCTAGGTGTTAAATCACCACCAACCACATCCCACACATAATCTTCTATTGCAGTGGCAGTTGTACCACCACCAACCATAGAAGATAAATCTATACTTAATCCTAACCCCGGCATTAGTATCCTAAGTAAGCGATTACACCACCATCAGCATCTGCGTCAATACTAAAGCTATCCCATCTTCCAAATATTGTAAGACCCTTTGGAAATACTGTTAAATCACTATCAAGATGTGCATTAATAATTTGACCTCCAGCTGCACTCCCAGCGTTTGGTGTATTAGATGTGCCTGCTCCACCTTCACCTGTATCATCACCAACACAAATACCAGTTTTTCCATCTGAAGCAGAATCTTGAGGTGTTGGAGATAAAGTGTTAAATGTTGTGTCAGATAAAAATTGTATTGCAATTATTTTACGATCATCTGGCGGAACTACAGTTGTAGTTGTATTTGTAAATATAGATCCGTTTTGCCCAAAGTCGTAACCTGTTCCGAAATGTATACTCATTTTGTTTTTGTTTTATTTATGTTTTATTTATCTAGGTTCAAAACTACCTAAGTTAAAATTACCACTTAATATATCATTACCTGATGACTCAAAGTTTCTAGGTGGTTTATCTTTTTTTCTTTGATCAATTAATTGAGATTGCTGAGATGCTTGAATTTTAGTTCTTTCATCTTTACGATCTTCTTTTTGCTTTTCTCTGGTTTTTAAAGATTCAACTTCCATGTTTTTTAATTGCATGTTCATTTGAAACTCTAATTGCATCAATTCTTTTTTAGCAAAAACTTCTTGTTCCATTTTTTGAGATTCTAGTTGAGCTTTTAATTGTTCCATTTGACTCTCTATTTGAACCATTGATTGTTTTTTCTGAACTTCTGCTTGTGCTGCAACTTGTTGTGCTTGAGCATTTGCTTGAGCTTGAGCTTGTATATTTTGTTGAGCAACTAGTTGATCTTTTTGGAACTTCTTTATTCTTTTTATTTTTAAAAGTTGATTAGCAAGTTTTATATTTTTTATTTGTCTTAAGTCTATTGCATCTTCTAAATCTATTCCTTGCTGTGAAATTGCCGCTTGTATGTTATTTTCAAATATTGCTTTTTCTTCCTCATCTGGTTCTAACTCTAAAAATATACCAAAGTCATGTAGATGTAAGTTATGTAATTCATCTAAAGTAGCAACATTATGAACACCTATACTTTGAATAAATGCATCTCTTGTTGGTGAATATTCAAGAACATCAGATATTCTAAGAGATAAACACTCAGCAGTTTCTGCTGTTAAGAATAAACCTGATTGTAATATGTGTCTAGTTGCAGTATTAGAATTTGCTGCTGCAAGTTTTTGAACACCCACTAAAGCATTTTTATCTGGGACACTACCATCTCTTGCCTCATTTAATCCAGTAACATCTCTTATCATCTGTAAGTAATAGTTATAATTACCTATTAATGATTGCATCTTAGCTCCACCACTACCACTCGCTATTTCTTGTATAGGTACTTTACCCGGATTCATATCTCCGTCAGATGTTAAGGATCTACCAACTATACTACCAGTTTGGAAGAACATGTTTAGTGCCTCTTGTGGATTGTAATTAGTTCCGTTACCAAGATCAACTTCAGCTATACCATCAGCATCTAAATAAACACCATCAGGTATTAATCTAGACATTACCTGTTGAAGTTTTAAGTGAGTTAACTGAATCATGTCAGCAAAACCAGTGATCCTACTTACTAAAGATTCTATTCTACCTTTATAAAGTCTAGGTGCTACTATAGAATAATTCATTTTTACTTTAGAATTATCACTTTTAGGTCTCATCATATTAGTAGCCATATCCCACTTTAATAACATTTTAGTTCCAAGAACTAAAACTCCTTCATATAATACTTCAATAGATCTAGATATTTTTTCAAAATTAGAATCTAAAACTTCTATTGGAGGGTTAAATGTATCATCTTTAACTATAACTTTAGTGCCTCCTGTAGCGGTCTCTTTTATTTTATAAACTTCATTCATATATGTTTTGTAATTAAAATACAAAACATCTATTTGGTTGTTATCACTTTCATCATATAAAGATCTATTATTGGGCATCCCTGCGTTATTTGGCTGCATGGATATTTCTTTTAAATCTTCATTAGTAAGATTAGGAAATTGTTTTTTTAATTCATTTATTGGAATTGTTTTTACTTCCCCAGCATAATAAATATCATCAAAATAAGGTGACTCAGTATAAGAGTGAACTAAATAAGCAGGATCAACATATTCAATTTTAATTCCTTCAGATTCAGTGAAAGTATTTTTTACACATCCAATACCTATTACAGTAAGATCATAATAAAACCTTTTCTTTATAAGTTCATATTTATTTGATTCAAACAAAACATTTATAGCTTGTTCTTCTGCTATTTCGATTGCTTGCTTATAAGTTAGTTGCATGTGTAATGCAAGTTCTTCTTCATTTTCAGGTAATTCTAATTGATTACTAACAGACATATCAAAATCAAAAGCAGATTTAGTATAATCATTTAAATCTTTTGTCATCATGTCTGTTAATAAATTAGTCATATATTGAGTTCTTTTATTAACTCCATTTGGATCCTGAGAATATGCTTTTATATCATAAGTTCTTTCAGCAATACCATTAACAACAATATCTACAAACTTAGGTATTATTGGGACTGGTTTCCAGTCTAAGTTAAGGTAAGACAAATCACCGTTTATAGATAGTTCATCTTTATATTTTTGTATAGATTGCTCCCCTCTAGCATATAATCTTAATCTGTGAAATGAATCAAAGTTAGTTCTGAATCTATCATTTCCATAGTCTGTATAATAAAACCATTCGTTCTCTATAGCTTTAGCAATTTTTAGACCATACTCTGGACTCATCTTTTCAAGATCACTAACTACCTGACTTGGGAAATAACTTTTAATACCTGATTGAGCCATATTATTGTTTTATTAATTTAGATGACATTCCCTTGTTTTCATACTTAGCAAAGCCAATATTAAATTTTGTTTTTTCTTTTCTTACAGTTGGTGTGTATAAATTTCTATTACAAGCCATTACAGCCAAACCACTACTTATTGATGCATCAAATCTAGTTCTATTATTTATATCAAACTTAGACCAATCATTCAATGTTTTATTAAAAAACATATTACCATAACTACCGTTTGGTGTTGCACCAACATAATTTTGTATGTACATTTCAATAGCAGCAGCATGTGCTTGCTTCATGTCTTCACTAGAATTAGGTATGCCACCTATTTCTTTTTCTGTTACAGATAATTTATTCCAAATTCTATCTGGTCTATTCATAGAGTAACCTCTATACCCCCTTCTTTTTAAATAATAAAGAAGTCTTGGTTTGTTGTTTTCTGCAAGTATAGGCATACCATAAAATACTAATGCCATTAATACATCTTCAAAAAATATTTCAGCAGTCTGAGGTCTAGCTATATATTCTAAAAAAAATTTATTTGGTGGAGCATCCTCCATAGAAAACTTTGTTAATCCATGTAAAGCTCCCTTAGAACCTTGACCGTCAACAGTGCCAGATATATCATAACTATCACATCCAAAAGCACCTATATGTTCGTTACCGGGTTTTTTACCATTACTAGCTTCTATTACTTTGTTTTGCAAATGACTTGGTGGTACCCAACTAATATTAAACCTACCTTTTGGATCTGGATAAAATATTACTTTTGAATCTTTTATACCATTCACCCATTGAAAATTACCTGTAGTTATGGAGACATTATTTTCCATAACTTCATTATAATCTATTTGCTCGTATATTTTTGTTAAGTTAAATATACTGTTTTTTGTTTCATCTCTAAAGGCATGTTCTTCTGTTCTAGGGAACTGTCTGTAAAATTCATTTAGTGCATCAGGATCATTTTTTAATCCATCAACTTCATTTTGCCAGTGTTCTAATATACCTATGTCTATGTAATCCCCATAAGGTCCTTTAACTTCTTTTTCAGGTGTATCAAATACTGGCTGACCGTATTCATCAATAAACCCTTCGTAATTCCATTCCATAGGAATAAAAAGGCTATAAAGCCCAGAACTAGTCTGCCCATTTCTATTTCTTTTGGTGACATCAGAATCTCTGTATAATTTTTTAAAATTACCACCACCTTTATCTGATGAGTTACATGTACTACCCATCATACATTTACCTATAACTCTACTACCTAACCTTAAGGTTGTTTTTGTAACTCTCCAGTTGTTGAGGATGTTGTTTGGCTTCTCCCACTTCCCTGATTCATCATGTATGAGGAGTTTAAGTTTCTCCCCATCGTAGGAGTTATCTCCTGTATTTTTCCAGTCGATTGTGGTGTCCAAGCCTTGTAAATCTTCTGGTTTGTCTGTGCTCGTGATACTCCGTCTGGTAAGTTTTGATGCTGGTACTCTGAATGCAAGTTCTGTTTTAGGTCTATCCATACCGTCTTGGATCGGTTTGAAGAAGAACGGATAGTTGACGGATATTGGCACCACTTTGTCGGTGAACATTTTCTTAGCATCGGGACCGGACTTGGACAAAATCCCGTAGCGTGCATCACTGGATATTGTTGCCAGATTAACGGTTTCACCACTTGCCATGAAAGAGAAC